AAGCCTGCACACCATGGAGTTTTTTCATCTTGTGCCCAAGTACCACAACCTAGATCTTTGAATATACCTACGATATTTTGATTTCCACCAGGACCTAACGGTGCGGCACCTCTAGTCCAAGTTTCGGCTTCTGCTAGCCTTGCATCAAGGAAGGCTTTAATATCGCCATTAGTTTGAACAACGGTACCTGGAGGTGCGCTTGTTATAGCCGGTGCATCTGTGTCTGGCAATTCAACCGAAGCAGGTTGATCTCCGCTTACAGTTGTTGTGCTTCCCGGATTGGATGGTTTATCTAATGGAGTTAATTCCGGAACGGACATCGCTAAAGTGATGCTAGGATTATTTCCGTTCATCGATGGCTCACCGTACAATACTACCTTTTGTCCGTTGATAATAACGTTAGGACTTTTGTAGAGATCATGAACGCCAGGATCACTACTTAATCGTTGTATGCTACTGCTTATCCATGGGGTTGCCATATCTATTCCTTGTTAAACTATTATTTAACCAGGGCGATTCCGGTGGTGCCTTCCATATACTGATCGGCCGCATCTTTCTTGCTTGGAACAACAAAAAATACGTGATTGCGCTGTAGTGTAATCTTTTCTGAATTACCTAAAAATACCCAAGGAATCATGCCTAATCCGCCCTGACCCATAGTAAGTGCTAGAGGACGACTGATTGTAACACTATCTTTATCCTCACTTTCAAAACGTGCAATGATTTCATCACCGTTGATAATTTTAATACTGACAACGTCTCCGTTGCTCAAACCTTTGTTAATTAACATAATTTCCCTGTTCGTCTATTTCTTGCCAACTATAATCGCCTAGGTATTTTACCTGGGCTATATAATCGTAGTTTTCTGGTTTACCAGTGGACCAATCATTTGGTCCATGATGTGTTAGTATAGTACATTTATGCCTTGTGTCCCATGCTAACCAATATATTTGACCATGGGCTACTTGGAACTGATATTTGGCTTCGTGTACTGCATCTGTAATTTCTAGTCTGCGCTTAATGCCAGCCGCTTGTTTTTGTAGAACAGCTACCAGTTCCATTATACGATTGTATTCTTGTTGCCCGTGTAGTCTAGCAATATTGACCATTAGGTCTTTTTGCTTTTCTACAGGAATTAGATCAAATGCAGGACCGCCTACTTCTGTAGGGTAAGGTGTTACATTCCTATTAAAAAATGCAACTAATCCTGTACTAGTTGAATCGTAGCTATTACGACCTTTGGCTAGGTTGGACATATTCCCCTACCATTGGAAATACTTCCGAAATTACTTTTGCACAGGCTATAGCAACTTCTTGGTGTTCTTTTTGTGTACCGTTGGCACTACGTAATTCAATAAAGTGTACCCATGAGCGTAAGGTGCCGTTCATGTATATACGGCTTTCAATTAGACCTTCTGGTAATACAGCTCTTGCTTGTTCTTTAGCTATGCCACGACTGACAGCCCATTCGTAGGTTTCTCTTGACTTAGCAATGATATCTCTTTGTAAGTTTTCCCACTGATATGCGATCTGGCGGTGCATATCATCTTCGAGGTTGAGATCTCTTGAATTTTGTCTGTTGGTTGTGTCTTGCAGTCTTGCTTCTCTTGTGACAAAGTTAAGGTCTTTAGTAGGGTCTGCGTATCGCTGAGAAAATTCTTGAAAGCTAAAAGATCTATGTCTGAGGATCTGTCGGGCAATATCACGGGTAGTTGTGATTTCGATACAGGCTGAGACCATTTCGAGTGGACTCCAGTGCTGGTGCTTGACCAAGTATCGTATGAGTTTCTCCGATGTTTCGGTGTTAAGTTGATTGGAGGGATTGCTGACACGGGCGCAATAGGCAATGAGCTCTTGTGCGTCATTAATTCCCACGCTTGCAAATTCTTCAGTTGGCTGGCTGTAACTAAGTAGTCGAACATTCATTTATTTTTACTTTCTGGTTATATGCTGTGCTATGTTGTTTATGTTATCTTTTCTGCGAGTGTTCTCACGTTCTAGATAGGAAATTTTACCTGCTAGGATTTTAACAACTCTTTCGAGTTCGTTGATGCGTTTTTCTAGTTTTTCAATTTGTGGATCTTTAGGAGTCATTTGAATCTTTTGGAAGCTCGCATAGTGCTTCTAACATTTTGTAATGATTGTAGGCTTTTTTAAGTGCCTCGAAGTGTTCTAGCTTATCAGGATCAGGTACAAGTATAGCAAGGCGTTTGTTAATATCTTCGAGTGTTTTAGTAATACTAATACCTTTGATCGTTACATCGCCATCGAAGTTAGCTTCGCCTGTTACCTGTAGACTTGATTGGGCATTGTTAGCAGTAATATTGCTCCAACTGTATCCGCCGGCACCACTTCCATATATTAAACCACTACCACTAGATCCGCCGTTGCTAATCGTTATATTTCCATATGATGAAGTTGAATAGTTTCCCATGACTGAAGAAACACTAGCACCGTATGACGACAAGTCGGACATGTCTATGGCCATAGTGCTGGCATATTCAGTTCCACCTACTGTGATAGTGTTGCCACTATTATTAGGATCATTTAGTGTCAAAGTATCGTTTGAGTTCTGTGAATCCACCGATTAATTCCTCATCTAAGAATATTTGTGGAACTGTACGAGCAGTTGGAACTGCTTCTAATAGTTCTTCTTTAGTGTAGCCATCTCCAATTTTCTTTTCTTCAAATGGAATGTTACGCTGTTTTAATAATGCCTTTGCTTGGTCGCAATATGGGCAGTTGTATTTGCTCCAGACTGTTGCTTTCATTTATAACTCCGGTAATTCATCATAACTAACACTATCGCTCATTACCCCAATGACGTAGTTAGTAGATTCGTTTTCTTGTAATGCTGTTTGTTTCTTGTTGATATTTACGTGTTTGTTAAACCATGGGATTGGACTCTGGCGAGGATGTTCTTCTAGGTACTTGATACCAATTTCTTTTAATCTAGTAAACGCTGTATAATCTACGAAATCTTTTAGGATCTGTGCATTAAGTCCAATAACAACACCCTTGCTGAATAGATAGTCTGCCCATGCTTTTTCTTCATGTATAACATCTAAGTACATTTGATATACTTCTTGTTCGCAATCAATCTTAGCCTGTGCAAAACGTTCATCTTCTTTAACAACTTGCATAATTAGGAAAGCTGTCCATTCTGCATGTAAGATTTCATCTTGTAGGATCAAGCTGATAATATTACCATTACCAATATATATCTTATTTTCTACCATGGCTAAACTTGTAGCAAAGCTAACCATAAAGCGGAACGCTTCTAGTGCATAGCTAGCATTTAGAGCTAACCAAATAGCTTTGACATGTTCTGCTTCATTAATATCGCCGTCCATTTCTTTCTGGCAGTTGATTCTGTGTAGTTGTTCGTAGTACCTGCCGATATTTGCGGCCATATCTACGATTTCTTTAGTATCGTGTATCTTGTTGAATTCTTCTTTAGGTACACCGTAGACGTTGCGAATAATGTGCGAGTAAGATTTTGAGTGAATATTTGTTTCAAAGAAACTCCAATTACTGACCAATGCTTCAAGTTCTGGAATCGATATAACTGGGCTGAAAACCTGTGATGGTGCACGACCTTGAATACTGTCTAGTGCTGTTTGACGCAATAGATTACTAGTAAAAATATGTTTAACAGCATCAGATGCTTCTTTATGATCAATTTTATCTTTGGTTAAACTAATTTCTTCCGGTACCCAAAAGAAACCACGTGCTGTTTCTTCATACTTGGCAATCTTAGGATATTTTACTTCTTCGAATCGTTGGACTGTAACTGGACCTTCTGGATCCAGAAACATCTTTCTTTTGAGGTAATTAGTCTGACGACTAATGTCGTATTGTGCTTTGCTCATTTAAATTGTGTCCATTCTATGTCTGCGGTAGGAACCCACCCGTTCCTAAAATATTTTACCATATTCATAAAAGGCCCTGCCTCTTTGCCGTCATCTTTCCAGTTATAATTCTTATTCATAGTTAATCCGTATAACTTACAATACGACGGTTTATTATTGTTAATCCATATATTGTAAATCTCATCGGCTCTTTTCCATAATGCTCGAGTAACATCGGTTGCCCTAGGATGATTCCAGGGTTTAATTCCAGCATTTGGATTCTTTTCACCTCGCTTTGCTTCAGACATGGATTTCAATCCAGATTCTGTAAAACACGATGTATCAAAAGGCTTTCCAAATTTCCAATGTGCAGATCCCTTTGGCTGATTTTTTCCAGGATTATTAGGACCACGCATATATTCAGAATATTGTCGTTTTAGCCAACCATATGCTTTATTGTTACGTTGTACATTGCTGTTTGATGATACCATAAACATAGCGGCTCTGACAAGGCGTATATTGTTAGGATGTATTTTAACTAACAACAGATGACACAAGTAATGTTCTTCTGGTGTAAGTGATACTAAGTTATCTGCGTCATCTGTTCCTCCCATACATCGTGGAACAATATGATGCTTTTCCTTATATCCTTCTAATATTCTGTTTTGTCCTCTCCTTATTATATTATTATATATTTTTTGGTAATCCATACAAGTCTCCTGTAAGTTTATTTATCACAACTTACAGAAAACTTATAATTTACAACTCAAAGTTTGCAGGCCAAACAATCCTCATCTTCGTCTGCGTATATAGTTATAGGTTCTCCATTAAGGATAGGCAAACTTTGAGTCGATGTTACGCTGACTTTAGATCCAACCTTATTAATAAGGCTGTAATAGATGGTTTTCAATCCCCACTTGTAGGCTAACATTAGATTCTTAGCAATCAATGTTCCAGGAACTTTACCTTCTGCAAAATGCGCAGGATTATAAAATGTGTTAGTTGATAGACTTTGATCAATATAAGCCGCAAGTACAGCCGCGGTTTTCAAATAACCATCACAGTCTTTTTGATCCCACATTAGTTGGTAACGATTTTTTAGACGTTTGTATTCTGGTACTACC